TCTCTCGAGATTACAGGGGCTTTTATTGACGAATGTAATCAAATCACTTTCAAAGCATGGCAAACGGTTAAAAGTCGTATTCGTTATAAATTAAAAGAGTTTGATTTAATTCCTAAACTTTTGGGCTCATGTAACCCCGCCAAAAATTGGACTTACAAAGAATTTTATAAACCGAGCGTCTCAAAAACTTTAAAAGATTACCGCGCATTTGTTCAGGCTTTGCCAACAGATAACCCCCATTTGCCCGCGTCTTATTTAGAAAGTCTTTTACAACTGGATAAAAACAGTCGCGAGCGTCTTTATTATGGAAACTGGGAATACGACGACGACCCGAGTACGTTAATTGACACCGAAGCGATAACAGATTATTTTAACCCCGTTCACGTTTTACCGACAGCAAAGAAGTATATTAGTATTGACGTTGCCCGAAAAGGAAAAGATAAATCTATTATTCGCGTTTGGTTTGGCTGGCTTTGCGTTGAGGTTGTTGAAATTGACAAAAACACAATTACCGAGCTGGCGGCTATTGTCAGGACTTTACAAGCTAAACACGGAATTTCAAACAGTCACACCGTAGCCGACGAGGACGGAGTCGGGGGTGGGCTTGTCGATGTTTTAAGATGTGACGGGTTCGTTAATAATTCAAAGGCTTTGAACGGGGAAAATTACGAAAATCTTAAAAGTCAATGCAGCGTTATAATGGCTAATAAAATACAACTTCGACTTGTTGGGGAAACAAACACGCAAGGAATAACCCGCGACATTATAGGCGAAGAAATGGAACAAATCAAACTCAAAGACATTGACAAAGATGGGCGTATTGGTATTGTTTCAAAAGATACCATAAAAGCAAACATAGGACGAAGCCCTGACCATTGGGATAGTATTATGATGCGGGTTTATTTTGAACTAAAGCCCCGAATTTCAAAACCGACCAGCCGTTTAATATGATCAAATTTAAAAACAAAATAAAAGACTTTGAAATCCCGACAAGTTACGCGGACTTAAAAGTTAAAGACCTGAGCTATTTAATTGAACACTCAGATAATGAGTTATTAATTCTTGAAAAGCTCACAGGATTAAACAGCGTTGAATTGTCAATTCTTGACCTCTCAGAAATACCCGAATATTTAGCATTTTTAAAAACCGATCCTTTAGAAGTTGCCGAAGAAAGCGACACTTTAGAAATTGACGGGGTTTTTTATACTTTGCCTGAAAGTTTGGGTCAATGTATTTACGCTCAAAAAATAATTTCCTGTTCAGCTATCGCAAAAAATAACCCTTTACAAATACTCTCAACATATTTACATCCATTGATTGACGGCAAAGCGTTTGATTCTTTGCGGTTAAAAGAAACTGAGACGCTTTTAAATGATTTAAACGTCGAAAGTGTTTATTCTTGTATTAAGTATATCTTAAATAAGCTTAAAATAATACTCGAAAAAGAAAGCGAGTTTTTAAAGTCGGACATTACACACGAACAAAAGGCGGCGGGGATTGAAAATTTTAACGCTTTAGGGGATTTTAATACTATTGATTTGATAGCCTCAAAGTATTGCTATACTCATGAACAAGTTGAGGGGCTTAAATACGATTTAATTTTCTTAATTTTGTATAAATCGAATTTAACAAGTAAATTTGAAAAGGCATACAGCGAGTTAATGAAAACACCAAACAAATGATACAACAAACGATTAGCGCTTTAATTTCTCAAATGAACGCAAACGGCGATACGTTCGCATTTTTGCACGGGGATAAGGACTGGCAAAACATGAACGCCGACGAGGAAATTTTACCCGCTGTATATTTAGATATGCCTATCCGTTACAAAACTGTAACGTCAAAAACAGGTTACAAAGAAAAGACTTATTTTTTAACCGCTTTGTTTCTTTACAAGTCGGAACTTGACGACACACCGCTCCAAAAATATGAAATCTTTGAACTAGCCGAAGAGGCTCAAAGAAACTTTGAAATCTTAATCGACAACGATACCGATAATATAAAGAGCTGGACGGTCGGCGAATGTTATCAAATAGAGAATTTATTTAATTGCAACGTTTCGGGCGTTGTAATGCCTTTTAGTGTAACCCTTGTAAATACAGACTCAGTATGTTAAGCCGACAACAAAAAAACGCTTTAGTTAGAAGATTAAACGATCCCGCAAAAGCTAAAAACATTTTGAATAACTTTTACGACGGCGAATTAAAACACCGCCGCGAAACAAAAGTAAAGCGACGGTTTAAAATAGCTCAGATAATTATCATTTGTTTATTTATTGGATTAACTGTTTTACTTTTCGTTTAATGACTTCGGACGCCGAAATTTTAAAGCAATTCGCCGACGTAATTGTCCCAGCGCTTCAAAGTGTTTCAAAACGTTTCGCGCCCTCTATTGAGTCAGAAATTACAGAAACAAGTTTAACAATTTACGCAAGCCCTTACATTACTACGTTAATCGACGGGCGACGTCCGACAAGTTCAAACGCTAGGGCGGGAACTCCAAACCTTCAAAAGATTCTTTTAGACTGGATAAAGACTAAAAGTATTACACCGTACGCAAATAAAAGCGGAAAAATCCCAAGTTTAGAAAGTTTATCTTTTGTAATGAGTAAAAGTATGCACAAAAAGGGGGACTTACTTTTCCAGCGTGGCGGGGGTAATAATATCTTTGAACCGATATTAACAAACGAGCGAATAGAAAATTTACTAAATTTATTCGGTGAAAAGTATTTAATCGAGATTCAAAACATAAATATAAAATGAGTGTAACGGTAACGGCTAGACCTGAAAAAACAATTAATGGACACCTTGCGAAGTGGAATAGCGTTCACCAGCCTATTAATTTTAGTATGCAGCGAAAAGATGCGGCGGTTACAACAAAATCGCTTAACTCTTCGGGTTATATTAAACTAAAAATGAGTGATCCGATACCCTCAAGCGTTGCAGTAGGTCAAAAGATATATTTCTTTTCGCCCTCTCAAAAATATTATTTAACAATTACCGCAATTTCAGGGCTGTATATTACAACCGACGGCGTAACGGCGGGGTATGTTTTCGGAGGCTCTTTAAATTACGTTGACGCTTTCAAAAATTACTACATTGAAACAAGAATTTTAAACGTTGACGACTCAAGTATTTACGTTAATCTAGGTAATCAAAAGAATAAAGTAGATATTACAGGGCTTGCAACGGTAAACTTTCAGCAATGGTTAAAAACGGCGGTTATCTTTGAGAATAAATTTTTATACAATCAAATAAACAAGAAGCAAGCGGGCGAAGGTTCTAAATTTTCTATTCAATACCGCGAAGTTTTCAACGGAATAGCTGGAATTTATACAGCAATTAAAGGTTTGAGCTACTGGACAAATTCAGCTAAACAAATACAAGAAGTTTATGGCGCGAATATGGGCGAATATACCCCAACGCTTGACAATTCAAGAACGGCAAAAGCAAAGTTTCAAAGCGTATTCAATAAACCGACTTATTTTGTAAATTATCCCTTTAGTTTAAATTTTATCTATTCAGATAATATGTTAAATTACCAATTGATTAGGCGTGAAATAACTAGAGATGTTAACGGCGTTCAAATAGCGACAACAAGCGACAACCTTTTAACAACTCAAAGATTCTTTTCAAATAGATTAATGCTAAAAGGCGGCTATTCGTCAAATATTAAAACGGTTGAAGTTTGGTTAGAAACTGGCAGCGTTGACGCTGGAAATCCTACCGAATATACTGGCGGTTATTCGACGGGTACTATTTTTAACCCGTTTAACCCTGTCGAAATCCCTAGCAATACCCAAGTAATACAAGCGATTCAATGATAGTAACGGAAATAAAAACAATAAAGATAGATCGAGAATGTAAAACAAGCCCCGTTTTTATTTCATGGGCTAATAATTACGGAGGGCGTGAGCATTGGATTTTTGAAAAGGTACAAAGTAAAGCGCTTGTTACTCAATCAAACGGAACTATCGAGCCGTATAATATCGACATTGAAAACTCGAGAGGTCGAATTTTAGAAATATCAAAGGACGCAAGCCCGTTGCTGGTTTGTTATGCTTACGTTGATATTGAAGACGTCGAAGGGTTAAAAACTCTTTTATTTTCCCCTTGCGTTGAGTTGTTAATGAATATTGAAACCGCGAGCGCTTCGGTTGCCCCTGTTTGGCAAATTGTGAGACCTTTAGCGGGTTCGTTTAAACTATACAATACAAACCAATTTAAAACCGACTTAGAAATCACTTTCGAGCTTGACCCGTTAAACAATATTTCGCGATGAAAGAGCTATTTATAAACGGTAAAAGAATTGATTTAAACGAGGATTCGAAAATCGGAGTTACTTATCAAGCAAATAATATCGGAGAACTACAAAACAGGCAAGGGACAAGTACAAATACTTTCTTAATTCCAAACACAAAAACAAACGCGGTTAATTTAGAGCATTCCAATTTATGTACGTCCGCAAGCGCTTTACCTTACGAAAAATTAACAGCTACTTTTATCGATAATGGAATTGAAATAATAACCGACGGGAGCGCCTTTATTGTAGCTTCGACAAAAGATAATTATTCGGTCGAAATTGTCGGGGGAAATATTGATTTATCAATTGAGTTAGGGGATTTAACAGTCGGGGATTTATACGCAAACGATACCGTTTACGACTGGACTTTAAATAATATTGTCGACTCTCGAAATTTAGACCTTTATTTTATTTACCCTTTAATTGATTTTCGAAGCGATATAGACACGTTTTTTACTTCGCCAACGGTTAACGCTCAACAGCTTTTACCTTGCTGCAATATCCCTTTAATGTTTGAACGGCTTGAAACTTTCACGGGTTACACTTTCACAGGTTCTTATTTTCAAAGCGAAGATCATTTAAAAATGATTTTAACCCCTGACAATTTCGCGGTAAATCCTTTGTATTTAAGTCAAGAAGAAACGAAAGCAACAGGCGGGGGAAACTTCGGTATAGGTTACGCGGAAATTTTAGAAGATTCAGGACTTAATACAATCCAATTTTTCCCCGTTCAAAATGTATTTGATGTTGATTTTGCGAGTAACAATTATTCGCCCGCTGCAAACCATGTAGGGAGTTTAGATTTTACCGTTGAATATAGTTTTACATGGATTCGTTTAGGTGCTGAACCCTCTGTTCAGCAAGAAAAATCTTTTGTGGTAGTTACCCAAATAAAAAGGTTTTCAGATAACGCGGTACTCGCTGAGATTACAGGCGAAACCGTAACGATGCAATTAGACTACCAACCAATATTAAGGGGTCAGGCAGTTATAAACGTAAATACTGGGGACATTCAACTCAACGCTGGGGAAACTTATTTTTGTGTACATAAAATATACATAGAAGCGCACACGAATACAGGGAGTGGATTTACAATGTTTGAAAAAAGTAGTATTTTTAAACACACGCCGACAACAATTTTAGCTTTTGAGTCGCCTGTAAGATTCCGCGACATTTTCCGAATGAAAGTAAAGGACGTTTTAAAAGATATTCTAAATTTAAGGGGCTTAATCATTCAAACAAATAGTTACACTAAAGAGGTTTCGTTTAATTTCTTTGAAGATTTAAACAAAAATAAGGCAATCGCTAAAGATTGGAGCGATAAAGTAATTTCAACGGATTACAAATTAACTTATCAGTTCGGTAATTACGCCCAAAAGAATTACGCCCGCTTTAAAGCTGACAAAGAAGTTACCGAATTTCTCGGGGATTCTTTTTTTGAGGTTACAAATGAAAACCTAGACAAAGAAAAAACGGTTATACAAATAAACCATTCAGCAACCGAACAAAGCAATCGATATTTAGGTTATAATATTCCAGACATTAAAGCAATTAACAGCGCAACACTTTGGCAAAAACCGACATACAGGCTTTTAAATATGGAGGTACAAAATACTTCATTTAATGTAAACTTTACCGACGGGGCAACAAGTTTAAATTTAACAAACAACATTCCATTTGCGCGGTTTATCGGGTTTGATACCTTAATCCCTGAATATTACGAAACATTAGTTTCAATTCTTGACGAAACAAAGTTTATCATTTTAGAGGTTAATTTAACAGCAATTGAAATTCAAGAATTAGACTTTTCAATCCCTATTTATTTTAAATTAATTGATCGTAATATCGACGGGTATTTTTACATAAACAAAATTGAAAATTACAAAGGTGGGGCGACTCGCTGCGAATTTATAAGACTATGAGCGAAGAGAAAATAATTTTATTAAAAGTTGAGTTAGACGTCGCGGGACTTCAAAAGAACGCAACCGAAGCCGAAAGCAAGTTAAAACAACTTGTCCCAGCATTGAAAGCAATTAAAGACGCTCAGGGGGTTAATACTATTGAATATAAAAAAGCTCAAGCCGAAGTAAAACAATATAACAAACAATTAACCGACTCAGTAAAAGCGCTGCAGCTTAACGAGAAAACGACGCGTAATAATTCGGGCTCAATTAACGATATGCGCGAGCAATTAAGCGCCTCGACTATCGCTTATAATGCTTTGAGTAAAGAGCAACGCGAGAACGCCGACATAGGCGGTAAAATGCAAAGCGAAATAAAAGGAATTTCTGACGCTTTAAAAGAACAGGAGGGCGCAATCGGAGACAACCGCCGAAACGTTGGAAATTACGCGGGATCACTTGCGGAACTTAAAAAAGAATTAAAGACTTTAAAAGGCGAAATGGTCGGACTTGACGCTGGGAGCGAAGAGTATCAAAACGCCAGCGAGAAAGCGGGTAAACTTGGCGACAAAATAAAAGAGGTCAATGAAAACGTAAAAGCCTCAAGCGGGGGTACTGGTTTTGAGAAACTATCCAATAACATGGGGTTAATCAAAGACGATTTAACAAACATGGACTTTGCGGGCGTTTCTGAAAAAATGAAACAAATGGCTGTAATCTCTAAGTCAATGACTTTTAAGGAGGTTATCGGAGGGCTTAAAGATATGGGTTCAAGTTTGCTAAGTTTAGGAAAAGCGATACTGGCAAACCCTTTGTTTTTAATGGTTGCCGCAATTGTAGCTATTGGAGTCGCTTTAAAAATGTGGTCGGACTCAGTTAAACAAGAAGCCGTTGCGGCTCAACAAGCGCACACCAAATCAATTGAGCGAAACATTGAAGCTATGGAGCTGCAACAAAAGAGAGCTAAAGAAATAAGCGATTTAACAATTAAACGCGCCGAACTTGAGGGCAAATCCATAAAAGAAATAGGTAATTTAAAATTAAAATCTTTACGCGACGAGAATAAAGACGAAATAGAAGAACGGGCTTTATTAGTTGAAAAAATAAAATCTTTACGCGGGGAGTATCATTTAGCGGAAACAAAAGAAGACCGTCAAGCTATCGCGGACAAAGAAAAAGAAGCCGTAAAAGCCTCAAATGATTTACTATTTAATCAAACAACATTTAACGAGCGATACAAACAAGCTCAAAGGGAAATAAATAACGCTGTTTTAGAAGAAGAAAAAGCGGCAAACGCTCAAAGACGGGCAAACGCTCAAAAAGCATACGACGACCGCTTAGCTTTAGAACGTCGAATTAAAGATTTATTACTTGAGAATACAGATTTAACAATCGAGAGCGAAGAAAAAGCAATTGAAGCAAAATACAAGTTTTTAACTGACACCGCAGAAAATAACGCCGACGAACTTTTAACACTTGAAAAGGAAAAGAACGACGAATTAACAGCGCTTGACTTAAAAGCAAAAGAACAAGACAGGGCAAATTTAAACGAAAGTTATAAACGTGAAATTGAGGACGCAAAAGGACAAAAGACAGTTATAAAAGAGTTAAAAGAAAATCAACTTTTAGAGCTGGCGGCTATTGATATTGAATACGAACAAAAGAAAATTGACAGGGACGCCGCAACGGCAAAAACTGAGAAACAATTAAACGATCAAAAGGTAAAGGATGCAAAAATAACAGCCTCAGAAATTGAGGTTATCGAAGCGGAATTACAACTAGCAAAAGTCAAAGGGTCAACAAATGAGTTTAACGCGTGGTCAAATTTACAATTTGCAAAGATTCACCAAATCGAAGCGAACGCGGCTTTAGAACTTGAGAACGCAAATTTAACAGCTGAACAAAAAATAAAAATTGAAAAAGAGGCAGCCTTAGCAATTCAAAACATTCAAAATGAAACTTTCACAAATACCAAAACAAAAGGCGAAGAGGCAACCGCAGTATTAAGTAATGAGACAGCAAATAAAGCAACCGTCGCGCTTAATTCGGCAGGTCAACTTTCAGACGCTCTTTTCCAAATTTCACAAAATCAAAACGCTCAAGAATTAATAGACGAACAAAACAAGTTTGATGTAAAAAGCAAATTATTAAATGATCAACTTGCAAATAATCTAATTACTCAAGCTCAATTTGATGGACAAATGAGCGCCTTGAGTTCGGCGTTTAGCGCAAAAGAAAGTGCGTTAAAAGAGAAAGCGTTTAAACAAAATAAAGCGAGTCAATTAATTAGCGCCACAATAGCCGCAGCCGTTGGGGTTGTCAACGCTTTGGCTTCGTCGCCGCCTCCTTTATCTTTTGTTTTAGCTGGGGTCACGGCTGCGTTGGGAGCTGTTCAAATTGGTTTAATCGCTTCACAACCTACGCCGAAATTTGCTAAAGGGGGAATTTTTGGAGGCAAATCACACGCAAACGGCGGGACTCGCGGAACGTTTGACGACGGTACAAAAATCGAAGTTGAAAAAGACGAGGCTTTTGTAATTATAAACAAACGCTCTACCGGTATGTTATCGAGACTCTCAGATATTAATCAAATGGGCGGGGGCGTTCCTTTAATGGAAAAGGGCGGCTTAATGAAGTTTGCGGGCGGTGGCGCTTTAGCCTCTCAAATATCGCAACCTATAGACGATAAATTTAATTTACAAAACCAATTGATACAAGCGTTTAGTTTAATCCCGTCGCCCGTTGTTTTAGTCGAAGATATTAACAGCGCTCAAGGTAATTTATCGAGAGTTTCAAACCGAGCAAATTTTTAATATATTTGTGTTATGAAAATCGAACTTTTAGATAAATTACATGATAGCGGGGAGCTTCGCGAGTTGGTACATTCGGGGCTTGTTTCGCCGTCGGTTATTAAGTGGCGTAAAATTTACCACGCCTATAATTTACAAATCTTAAAGGGCGTTAAAAAGACTCAAGCGATTACCGACATAGGGGACGTTTTCGACGTTTCAGAAAAAACAGTTTATTTAGTACTTAAAAAATTCAAATAATGAAAATTTATACTTTAGGAAATTATTTTTTAATAGGGGATTTGTCCGACTTCAAAAGTGAGGTTAAATTTAAAATTATTTCGGCTGGCGTTTATCGTTTCTTTTCCGACGATATAGGAAATAAAGAGGTTTTGTTTAGTGAAATAACCGACGAAAACGGGGAGGCTTATTCAAGCGCTGCGGTTTTTGAAGACTGGGCTTACTTAAACACGGGTTTTAATACGGCAACGGGCGGAAGCGTTGCAAACGTTTTAAAATTTATAGGTAATAAATACGATTTTCCAACACCTGTAAACGGGGTTATTTCTTTAATTGATAACGTTACTTATTTTATAACCTCAGAAATTGACTTAACAGGGGATCGTTTAGTTTGCGGGGAAAATACCGTTTTAATTGGTGGCTCAAGTGAAAATTGTCGTATTAAATCGACGGGGCTTGTTTCGGCTTTGATTACTTCGGTTTATTCTTTACCAATTAGAAACATAACACTCGAGGCGGCTTTAGTTTTAGATTTAGATGGTGACGGTACTACAACAGCTTTAGATTGGTTTGGTGTAAACTTTACAAATTGCGCCGTAATTGGTACGATTAAAGATATGAGTAACGTAAACTTTACAGACTGTGCGTTTCTTAATGCTGGCGGTTTAACTTTTGACGGAACAATCGGAACAATCGCAATAAACAATTCTTTAATTGACTGTAACGCTGGGAACACAGCTATAATTTTACCCGCGACCTTGACAGTCTCGCGACGTTTTAGAGTCATCTATAGTTCATTTATTGTATTGTCAGGTGAAACGGGTATAAATGTAAATGCAAGTGCAACAATTTCAGATGAAAGATACATACTAGATACGGTTAACTTTAGTGGTGGCGGAACTTATTTAAGTGGTATTGGTGTAACTTCTAACAAAGCGTTATTTATTAACTGTGTTGGTATTACAAACAGCGCAGTTAACGGTCAAATTTATATGCAAGGTAATACAACGGCTACTACAGTAAGCGTTACTAATACATTCTATAAGGTTGCAGGAACAACAACGGCTAGTATAGACAATTCTAAATACTTAATGCCACAAAATAATAGATTGACAAACAACGCAACAGTAACTAGAAAGTATCTTATTCAATGTATATTATCGTTTACTGGTACTTCAAATGATGTTTATCAATTCGGGTTTTTTGATAGTAAATTAGGAACAATTAGAACACCATCAAAAACGAAATCAACTTCAAATAATAACGGGCGAAATGAGAGTGTTTCTTTCAGCTGTGTAGTGTCTCATGTTTCAGGTGACTATCTAGAGATTTACGGAACAAATAACAGCGGTTCTAGAAATTTTACAGTTACAGATATGAATTTTATTATAACAGAAATTAAATAAAAACTATATTTACCAAAAATTAAAATTATGAAAAACGAGTTTATCAAAAATGGGGACATTCTATTTTTTAATTCAAAAGGATTAAAGAGATTTTTAAAAGGATTCAATAGAACGCAAACAGCTATTTTTTTAATAGTTGAGGGCGAAAGTGTAGTTTCTTATTTTGACGGCAAAAAAGTAATTATTCAAAACTTCTTTACATTCAATCGAGATTTTAATTATATTTCAGCTTCGCCCAACTGGATTAAAAACCCGCTCAAAGATGTTTTTATTCGTTTAGGCTGGACGGGTTATTCAAATACGGATCAATTTATAGGCGAACTTTTAGGCGCTAAAGATTACCGAAACTTTAAAACTGGTTCTTGTCTTAACTTTTGCATTTCGAACGGGTGGTTATAGGCGTATTAATCCCTGACAGGCGCGACAGAAAAGACTTTTTAAATCATTGTCTTTTAATGGTCGGAAATCAAACGGTTTACCCCGACTTTATCGAGCTGGTAAATTATGAGCCCCTGAGCGCTTCGGTCGATTTAACACAAAGAGTTAAACACGGTTTCGAAATCCTGAAAACGAAGGGGTGCGACTGTGTTTTAATAATGGAAAATGACGACTATTACTCAAAAGATTATATTAAAACACTTTCTGAAAACTGGGAAAATTCGGGACGTCCTGACATTTTCGGAACGGATCAAACAATTTATTATCATTTAGGGCAAAGAAAATATAACGTTTTAAAACATTCAGGGCGGGCTTCTTTGATGAACACACTAATAAGCTGCGAGGCAAAGTTTAAATTTCCAGCTGACGACCTTATTTATTTAGATATTTATCTTTGGCAAAATTTAAAAGGTAAAACTTTTAAACCTTATAATTTCTTATCGTTAGGAATTAAACACGGCGTCGGGCTTTGTGGTGGCAACGGGCACAATTCAATGAATTACAGAAACGACGACAAAGATTTAACATTTTTAAAATGTATTGAGCGCGAAAGTTTTAATTTTTACTCTGAAATATCGGTAAAAATGCAGCTAAAGCGCTAAAGCTTGAGCCAACGTACAAAGTTACCCCGCGAGCTTTTAAAGCCTTGTTTAACTCTTTAAAATCGGTTAACACTTTATCTTTTGAATTACCTTTAAAATGTGCGTGAGTTTGAAAGTCTGCGCCGTGTAAAACTATACATTTAGCCCCCATTTTAAAAGCTAAAATAACAGCGACATAGGTACTATTATTTGAGTAGCAAAATTTATTATTATCAATTTCGGAAACAAAACCCCGCCCCCTGTTAAATTCTATTTTATTAAAGTTTGGTAAAAACGCCCATTCGTCAAGCTGGGAATAAAAGCCCTCACAGTTTGTTTGCTTTAAGGTTGCTAAACGATCAGGGCTAAAAGCCGTCGGAACGTCAACACATACAACGAAATCCGTTTTAATTTTTCCGTGTACATCGTTAACGCCTATCGTTGTGCAACCGTCGGGTTTATATTCTTTTAAGCTTTCGCCCATTCCTAAAACGTGTATTAATTCCATAATTGTAAAAAGTGGGTTAATTTTTCGCCGAATATAACAAATAGTTTTGTATTTATGATAGGACACGTTTATATTAATGGACAAATAGGGAACAGCTACGACGATAACGGCGCGGTTTCTCAAAAAGGCGTTGAGCTTATCGACGTTGTTTCTCAGGTTTCCGAACTTGGCGACGTTGAGGCTATTCATGTACATATTGACTCAAACGGCGGTTTTGTTTCGGTCGGTAATTCAATAGCTGAATTTTTAGGATCACTAAAAAACTGTTTTACAATTGCAGAAAATAACTGTGCCTCAATTGCAACGGCAATACATTTGAGCGTTCCGCTTCAAAATAGAATGATTCAAGAAGGATGTAATTATTTAATTCATAATCCTTTTTTACAAAGTGTTACGGGCGACGCCTCACAGCTTCAAAGTTTAGCAGACTCAATAAAAGAAACTGAAAGCGAGTTAATCGAGATGTACGCAAAAGCGACAGGGGTAACAAAAGAAGCGATTAGCGGGTTAATGGCTATTGAAACCTCGTTAACAGCTGAACAATGTATTAAAATGAAATTCGCGTCTAGTATTACGCAAAAAGAAACGGCGCGCGCGGTTGCGCTTATTTATACACAAAAACAAAATGAAATGAACAAACCATTAATGAGCCGAATGGCTTTAGCTATGGCGGTTTTAGCTGGGACAGCGACAGCCGTAGCGACAACAACGCGCGAAGCGTTGGCAATGACTTTAGTCACTGACTTGGGAACTTTAGAAACGCCGTTTTCTGATCTAATGGTCGGAGACACAGCAACTTTAAACGGTGCGCCAGCAACAAGCGGAACGTATACACTTGAGGACGGAACTATTTTAGAAGTAGTTGACGGGGTAATTATGACAATTACGCCAGCTGAGCCAATGATTGAAGATTCAATCAAAGAATTAAACGCAAAAATTGAAGCGTTGACAGCTCAAAACTTAGTTTTAGAAACTGAGAAAACAGAAGCAAACGCAACAGCTTTAAAAGTAGTCGAAGAAATGGAGGCTTTGGCTTTAGTTAGAAGCAATCACACGCCGCCACAAGCTCGCGCAGCTTTTAAACCTGTAGTTACTCCAATAGTGGAAAAATCAATCAAAGAGAAAGCCGAAGCGAGACGCGCGGAATTATCAAAGTAAACAAAACAAAACATTAATATTTTAAAATTATGGCATTAATCACAGTAGCAGATTTGACGTTCAACGGGGACGAAATCAAATCTTTATCGGAAGCGGTTTTTGAAAGTGGATTTTCAAAGCCTGAATTATCAAAATTTCATACCGTTGTTAACGGTATTGTTCAAAAGAAACAAATCGTAATTCTTGGACGCTTGAGCGGACTTGTTGGTTTGGGAGCTGGTGGGTGCGACCCCGCGTCAGCAACAAACACTATTGGAATGAGTGAAAAGTTTTGGGAGCCTGTTACGGTTTCAGATCGTTTTACAGCTTGTTGGACTGACTTAGAGGCTTCTTTTTGGGCGTATGGTTTGAAAATCGGAGTACAAAAGGCTGACCTTACAGCTACAGAGTTCTTTATGTTTGTTCAGGACTTAGTTACTGACGCAATTCAAGAGGCAATTTATCGTATTGCATGGTTCTCAGACGTTGACGCTGCGGACTATAACGACTCGCCAGCGGGCGTTTTGACAAACGGAACAGCTTTAGGTTATTTCAACAAAATTGACGGTTTGTTTAAACAAATTTTCGCAATTGTTGGAGCTGACGCAAACAGAAAAACAGCGGGACTTGCAACGAAAAACGCAGCGGTTTCATTTGCTTTACAGGCTTTTGATTCTACAGATACTACAAACAAAGTAGTTACAAACACGTTACAAAATATGAAGTATGGCGCAGACTATCGCTTGAGAGAAAAAGCGGGACTTGTTTACGTTGTTACTCAATCGGTTGCTGACCAATACGAACGCGAGTTAATCGCTTCAAATGTTGCCTTTACTACTGAGAGACTAGAAAACGGGATCACTTTATTAAAGTCTGGCGGTATTGAGGTTTTCTCTTTCAATCTTTGGGACAGAATTATCCGTTCTTATTACTCAAACGGTACGAAGTACTATTTACCTCACAGAGCAATTTTATTGACTCCTGATAATATCCAAATCGGAACAGAAGAAAGCGCACAAATGAGCGGATTCGATGTTATCTTTGACAGAACAACGAAGAAAAACCATATCGACTTTGCTTTCAATATTGACGCTAAAGTTATCGTAGACTACGAAATTCAAGCGGCTTACTAAATTTAAAAAGCGGGCTTTAAAACCCGCTTTTTTTTAATCTTTTTAAAAAATAGAAAACATGAAAAAATTAATTTCTTTTTTACTTTCGCTCACAATGCTTTTAAGTTTGTCCGCGATTATTTCAACAACGGGGCTCGAGCCAAGTTTAAGCGTAGGCGTTGCCTTTGCTGTTACGGTTGTTCATTCTTTTGTTGCTCCGATGTTTAACGGCGTTGCTTTGGTTACTGTTTGCGGCGAAATTTCCGCGAGTATTCTAAAAAGTTGTACCACTCCAATTCAAGGAGGAACTAGAGACCGCGCGGTTATTATGAATTTTGACGACATTTTGAGTTATTCGTATGCTGCAGACGGCGAAACAATTACGGATATTGTTTTAGCTTCGGGCGCGGTTGCTTATCAAATAGACGGAAAAAACAACTCAATAGCTCCAAAGGCTTCTTTAATTAAAGTAGGGTTTAATAAAATGTTTGACCATACGGTTATGGCTAAAGGCTTTGATATTTCGCCAGCGATTAAGTCGCAATTAAACTCAATGAAAGACGGTCGTTTCGTTATTATTACTGAAAACTATTTTAAAGGAACGTCGGGAAATTCAGCTTTTGAAGTTTACGGCGCAACGTCAGGGCTTGAGCTTACAGTAATTGAGCGCGACCCAAACAATGCAGACACTCAAGGGGCTTTTGATTTCACATTCTTTACGGATGTAAACAAAGAGCCACGTTTACCAAATGCTTTGTTTATTACAAGCTACGCGGCTTCAAAAGCAATTGTAGACGCTTTATTATAATAGAGTGAATTTTATTTAAAATAAATTTTGTATTTTCGAAAGGTGTAACAATAAGTTGCACCTTTTTTTTATGCTTGAATTAAAAGAAATAGTTTTAAAAAGTGAGGTTTACAAAGAGGTTTGGCGTAAAAATACCAATTCTCAAGAATGGAAAAACGCGAATAAACTAAATATTCTTTTAACTGGAATAGGTCTAAACAAGCGGGCAAAATGTGAATGTATAGAAGATTTATTTATAATGCTGAAATTTACAAATATAAACGATAAAATTATGAGCGAAACAAGTAGACAATTTCACTTACATAAAGGTAAGGTCGTAACATCTTTTCAATGTGACACAATTACGGAACACTCAAGCGATGAGCAAATGATCGCAGCTTTAAAAGCTGTTCCCGCTTTGATTAAATTCTTTAAAAGAGTTCCTGAGAACTGGCGCGAGCTTTGCGACTTGTCGGACATTAAGAAAGCCTTAAAAGATAAAATTGAGGACGTCGGGGACTTCTTAACGATTGAAGATTTAAAAGTCCCTGAGTTAATCGCTATTTTAAAAGGTAAAGGCGTCGAATACCCAAAGAACCCAAAAAAGAGTTTATTAATTACTTTGGTTAAATTAAATTCATAAAATGGCAAAGATTAAAGCGACAGCCTTAAAAGTCGAAAAAAGAATAACCGCGCTTGAGGATAAGACGCTGGGAATTTTAAACTATGACTTTGATAATATTTACCCGCAACGTGTTGACGATATTACAAACGACAGCGGGACGGCCCAAGCTTGCTTAAAAACATTTATTAAATTTATAATGGGCAACGGGGCGACTGACTCCGATTTTTACAAAGCCCGTGTTAACGAAGATAATTTAACAGTCGATAAATTTATTCGTAAAATTTGCAATTCAAAGGGTCGTTTTGACTCAATCGCTATACATTTAAATTTTAACGGTTTAGGTCAACACGTAAGCGCAACGCCTATAAACTGGGAATATTGCCGCCTTGTTTCGCCTGAAAGTGTAAATGCTGGCAAAATTGCCATTTACGACGACTGGGGAAAAACAAAAAGAAAAACTTTTAAAAAAGAATTAATAGAATATATTGATCTTTACGACCCGGCGAAAATTGACGAACAAGTCAAAGAGGCGGGCGGCTGGGATAACTACAAAGGACAGGTTTATTTGTGGTCGGTAAACGGCGAAAATGAATATTCTTTAGCACCTTACGACGCTGTTTTAGAAGATATGCAAACAGAGGCGCAATTAAAGCGTTTTAAACATTCGACAAGCGCTAAAAACTTTCTCGCTTCTTATATTATGAGAGTCGGAAAAGATGAAAGCCCCGAAGCTGCGGAAAACGCTCAAGTGTTCGACGAGAATTTAAAACAATTTCAAGGAGGCGACGGAGCGGGAACTATTCTAGTCTTAGAAGAGGAAAACGGCGCGGAAAATATTAAACTTGAAAAAATAGAAATTCAAAACTATGATCGCCTTTATGAGTTTACAGAAAAAAGCGCTCAAGAAGCAATAAGAAAACAATTCTTTATCCCAGCGGTTTTGTTACTGGAAACATCGACGGGCTTTTCAAGTGACGAACTTTTAAACGCAAAGACTTATTATAACGACATTACAGCGGGAGACCGTTTGGTCATTGAGGAAATTTTAAAAGATATTTTCTCAAAATGGAGTTATCCAATTTGCCCGACTCAAGATTATAGTTTAATTCCTATACCCTCAACAAAACCAATAGAGGCGGTTTATTTACCTTATTACACAAAAAACGAAATAAGGGTTAAAAATGGCGACGCCCCAGCTGACGACGCAAAGAGCGACACGGTTTTACTGGCTGTCACTTTAGGCGTTGGGGGTACTCAAGCGCTTACGGCTATTTTATCGAGTATAGATTTAAGCGAAGAGCAGAAAAAAGGCTCAATGAAAGTTTTATTCGGGCTTAGCGAAGATCAAGCAAATCAAATGCTAGGAATAACAACAACCCCCGAACCTGTAACCCGTTAAGATATGGAAACTAAATTAATAACACTTTCGGACATTCGAGATTTTAAAGGAATTACTTTAAACGTAGCTCAAGAAAAAGAATTAAACCCTTTGATTTTAGAGGCTCAGGATTTTGATTTGCGCGCCTTTTTGGGTGACTCTTTTTATATTGCTTTAGTTGAGGACTTCGAAGCGTCGCCCTCTTTGGCTACTTATTCGGAACTTTGGAACGGTAAAAAATACACTTTCAATGGTTTGGATTATAAATTCGAAGGTTTACGCGCTGTTTTGGTTTATCACGCTTACGCTCGTTTCGTTTCAATGAATGGAATAACGTCAACGCCTACGGGTTTTGTGACTAAAACAACGCAATACAGCGAAAAAGCGGACGTTAGCCGTTTAATCACTCAAGCCCGAAGCGCTGCGAATGTACACGAAGAGAGGACACGTTTATTTTTAGATCGCAATTATTCAGATTTTCCACTTTGGAGGTATGCGGGGCGAACAACAAACTTTAACGGCGGTTTTAAAATGAGACAAATTTAATTTATTATGAATAGCGACAGTTTAATTTTACGCGAGCTTATAAATTCGCCACTTACTACAAAGAACGATTTTTTAACAAATGAGGACTTTGATAATAATAATATAAATATTTACAGCGACTTAGTGGCTCTTTGTGTAACGACTGGGGTTATTGCTTTTGACGAGTTTGAAACATACGACGACACGGTTTTAAATTATTCAACGTATAACGGTCGTTTGTATAATTATATCAATGCAAGCCCCTCAATAGGAGTGACACCGTCAACAGATGTTAACTATTGGATTGAGGTTTTCCCCGCTATTTTAGCACATAAAAAAAACGCCGACACCGTTTTAAACGAAGGGGGGGTTAATGAAGTAACAGCCGCAGAAATTAGGGCTTTTATTGACGCTGGATTAACAACAACAACAAACCTCGCTATAACAACAAAAACAGCGAACACGTTTTTATTAACAAGCTCGACGGGGGCAGACGTTACAATCCCCGAAGCGACAAGGTCAGAGGCTGGATTATTAAATGCAACCGACAAAGCGACTTTAGAACAAACAAGCGGAATAAACACAGGCGATCAATCGTTAATTAGTTTAGGAGCCGAAGCAACAGCGAACAAAGCAACAAGTTTTACAACTTTAAACGATGTTCTTTTTCCGACAGTTCAAGCCGTCGAGACTCAAATAGTCGCAAAAATTGACGCTTTAGTTAATGCAGCGCCCAGCGCTTTAGACACTTTAAACGAACTCGCTGCAGCTTTAGGGGATGACGCTAATTACGCGGCAACAATGACAAGCGCACTAGCAACAAAAGAAGCGACAGCAAACAAACAAAATTCTTTAGTTGTTGATGGAACAGGCGTTAAATTTCCAACGGTTGACGCTGTTAATTTAGCTATAAACGCCATACCTTCAGGCATTACAGTAGGCACAACAGCAATAACTTCAGGAACTACAAGACGAGTATTTTTTCAAGACGGTACGGTTGTAAGTCAATCAGCTAATTTAGTTTTCGATGCTTCAAGTCAGTTAGTAATCGGAGGGCATACGGGAGGGGCTAAACTTGACGTAAAAGCTGGAGGTGCTTTGAGTACTGATATAGTTCAACGTTGGAGAAATTCAGCGGATTCAGCTAATTTAGGAAAATTTACGGGTGATGGGGCTTTTACTATTGGAACGTACACAAATCCAAATACACAATTAAACATTCTTACTGGAAAATCTATTGGTATTTATGTAGATGCTTTAAAAGCAGTCTATGCTGTAGCTAATGCAGCAGGAACAGCTTATGGAATAGATGCGTTAGGTAGGTCAACAACTGTAGGGGCTACTTCTTACGGGGTGAAATCGATAACTGATGGAGGTGGTGCAACGGGAATTAATCACGCTGGTAATTTTTTAGCTTCTGGATCTGGAACTAACTATGCTGGTTATTTTGATACGTTTAATGGAACAACAAACTACGCTCTTTACGTTCAACGTGGGGACATGGTTTTTGGTGTTTCACCAACATTAAATAAAATAGGATTTTGGAATGCAACACCAATAGTTCAACCAACAACATCCATCGCAAGTGCAACACTAGCAAGTTTGGGAGGTACGGCATTGACCGACACAGATACTTTCGATGGTTATACATTAAAACAAATAGTGAAAGCA